CCATATAAGTGTAATATGTGTGATAATTTAGGTATGCGTCAGTTTTGTTATGAGCATAAGGAGTATCATGGGCATGGTTTGGTTTGTTTGGATAAGGTATACAAGAATGACAGCAAGGCATGGTGGTTATGTAATGCGTGTTCGGAGCGTGAGCAATGAAGGATTATTGGAGATGTAAAATCTGTGGTTATCCTATGACAACAAAAAGCTATGAATTGGATGGTGGATATTGTTTGGAGTGTCGAAATGAGTGATTATTTAGTTGCGCTTTTGATATGTGGTGCGTTTGTGGCAGGATTTTGGACAGGAGTTGATTGGTACAAGAAGCAGATAATGGGGGAGGATGCAAAAGCGCCACGCACCTAGTGAGGTGTATGGGATGACATTGTGTGGTTATGAGTGTACACCCTCGGAGTTTGAGGCAATGCAGAGGCGGGGAACAAAATACCTTAATTGCAAGCGTTGTCAGGATGCATTATCTTTACGGGAGTTAATTAAGGAGGAACAGAAATGAGATGGAGATTTGATTGTTTTGTTTGTGGAAACAGGTGGGAGCAGAACCACAAGAACATAGGTGCTGAGCATTTTATTTACAGTAAAAAGAAGGAGGGGCGTCCTTTGGTAGACTGTTATGAGTGCAAGCAACATGATATATATACACCTATAATGGGTGATATGGTGGGTAATCGTGGTTAGGATTATTCATAAGTACATGGGGGACACACAATGGACATTGTGTGGTCGTTATTCGGCATGGATAAAAGGAAGTATGAACATTATGGCTAGCGATAAGGACCATGAGGTAAATTGCAAGGCATGTAGGAGTCAGATAGATGAGCAAGCAGATACAGAGAAACAAGATAAGTAGATTATTAAGAACAAGCAACCGAAATCGCAATGTATTACGTTGGGGTTCAGGTGAGACGGATGCACATATTACGATGAAGTTTAATATTTGCAAAAAATTAAAGGAGTGGGGTCACGAGTTTTACACTGAGGCGATATTTGAGCCGAGTGGATTACGTGCGGATGTAATAGATGCGGACGAGGGAATTGTTTATGAGGTTCATAATACTGAGCCTAAGGACAGTTTGGTAAAAAAAGCGGCAAATTATCCGTTAGAGGTCAGGTTTGTGGATGCGAATGATGAATTTGAGGAGGAGTTGTTATTATGAACAATAACTTTGATGATGATTTGGCAGATGGTCATAAGGGTGAGCAAGTTGTCAGACAGTTTGTAGAAAGTCAATGGAATAAGAAGTTCATGGCTTATGGTAACACCAATAAGTTTGACATAATGTTTCAGGGATATTTAGAAGGTCCTACATTTTTTGAGGTAAAGACGGATTATTTTGAGAAGAACTGGGGTGAGGGCGGCACAGGCAACATGGCGATAGAGTATAAGTGTCGTGGTAAGCCGAGTGGGATACGAACAACGATAGCGGATTGGTTTGCTTATTATTTTCCAAATTTAGATGACAAGCAACTTTGGTTAATTAAGATGGATGATTTGAAAAAATTAATAAAGGACAACAATTTTAAGCGTGTAAGTGCAGGTGAGACGTATTATGACAGTGATGAGAAGGTAGCCAAGTGTTTTTTGATAGATAGATATAGATACATTAAACATTTTGATGTATATACTTGGGATGGCAGGGGTTGGTTAGAATCATTAGAATAATTAAGGATGGAAAAGTACTTGAAGAATCGGACAACATACATTATATTGGTGAAAAGTTAATAATATTTGACAAAGAAACTAAATACCTTAACATAACTATAGAAAAGCACAAGTATGAATAAGCACATAACGCAAGCAATCGCAGGTGCTTTGGAAATTATGAACGAGCAGCCACTTACTTTGAATGAGTTCATAGATGAGGTGATGTCGGATTATATGGACCAAGAACCGGGAACGTATGTTCCGTTGGGTGAGATGCACAGACAATGGGAAGAGAATTTTAACATTGGTGAATTTACGTCTATAATTTGTGCAAGGGGTCATTTGAAGACAACATGGGGGTTGTGTGTTTTAG